TATGGAAGCGAAATAGGAGTTGATCTTATAAACTATCCAGAAAGGGCAAAAGATCCCGAAATAAGCACACGCATAGCCCTACAATACTGGAAGGGTAAAGATCTAAATGGTTATGCTGATATATGGAATCTTGACGAGATCACAAAGCGAATTAATGGTGCAGCAAAACTTCATCACGACAAACGAGTAGCCCTAACAGAGAAAGCACTAAAGATATTAACGGAGACAAACTAAAATGAAAATTACATTATTGCAAACAGATGTTGTCCTACCACCCCCAATCTATAAGAACAGCCTAACAACCGTACCCGATAAGGTAAGCCGCACAACAGGATTGGTAAAAGCCATAACACGCCAAGAGGGCGGCATAATAAAAGTGGAGAGCATAGAAGGAATAATATATTATATATCTCCAGCATCAATACAATATTGGCAAGAGGAATAAAGCATGTCAATAGAAAAGGATCCCCAATACATAGCACTACCAGAGACACATAAAAAGTTTATCAACAATCTATACCAAGGTCAAAGTGCAACTGAAGCATACAAGGGAGCTTTCCCAAATGCAAGCAGAGCAACAGCAGCAACCCGTGGAGGGAATCTAAAAAAGAAGTATGAACCCCTATTCCAGAAACACGCCCTTGTTCCCTCCATAGCCCTTGAAAGAATTGCAAGCAAGACGCTAGAAAATTTACAAGCTATGGCATTTGCAGATCCCAAAGATATGATGAGGGGTAAAAGTTTAAAACCTATTAGCGAGATGCCTGAAGCCCTACGGATGGCAATAAGTGAAGTTCAAGTAGATGGGGATCGGATGAGTTTTAAGTTAGGAGGGCGTATAAAAGCTTTGGAGATATTAGCCCGTATGTGCAACATGGGTAATGAGGGACAGGAAGTAGCAGTAAAGATTATGACAGACGAAGAAAAAATAGGTAAATTAAGGGAATTGGTGGTTGCAGTCCGTAAGCGTGAAGGGTTAGATGAAGAGTAAAATGAATGGTATTCAGTATTAAGAAAATTAATATTTGCCTTATATTACAGTATATTACGAATGCAACCGCTTGTCAAGCCCTATTTTTATAGTGTTTTTGTAAGCAACACTAAAATAAAATTGTATAAACCCCTATATTTCGTGTAGATTCTGCTTGACAACCCCGTGCCAAGGGGCTATTATGGTAGTATGGGAGAGCGGTTGCCCCCGTAAAGGGGAGAGATCCCTGCCAATTGAGCCTTGGGCGAGATTGGCAGGGATAGTTATTTATATTGTATATCAGTGGTCATAGCCACAGGATAGGACAAGGTTCCCCCCCTGCCCCAAGAATACCACAGGAGACACAGGGAGTCAAGAAGGGAAATAATTTGTATAGGTGAGCGTGAGGAACATGGGGGTTCTGTTCCCCCTGTCCCACTATACCACGCCCCCTTCGGCGTGTCAAGTGGAAGATGGGGCTTGACTCCCCACATGGGCTGTGGCATACTGTTCTTATAGGAGGCAGGGATGCGTTGGGAACACAAGAAAAATATTATCACCAAGACAATAGAAGAATTAAACATCCAGAACAAATTAGATAGAGAAGATCCCAAATGGATTGGCGTTAGTCAGAACTGGATAGTTATAGGTGAGCGCATCGGTTGCCACACATGGCGTAGTGTAATAAAAAATATGATTCGTTATAGCAACGAAACTGGATTAACAATATATTGGGAAAGCGATAAGGGTAAGCTGTATTGGGATCGTGCATAAGAAGTCCTTGACCGCAGGGCAGCGTGGTGGTATAGTAGGTACAGTAGGTCGCAGGGAGGCGACAAGGGATGGCTAAATACACACTTAACGAAACATATTTTGTAAGGCATGACAAGGTTTGGGAAATCAATATTCCCGATGAACTCCTTCAGGAATACATGGAAGAAAACGCTATTGAGGATAAGGAGAAGGGCATCCATGATTATATGTGGAGCTTTGAATGGGTGGATGAAAAGAACAATAAATTAATTATTCACGATGACACTGAAGATCCTTGTATTGGCACTGAATTAGATTGGGAGTTGGCTGAAGGCGAGGCTTGACAGGCAGGGGCAGTAGTGGTAGAGTAGGTACATAAGCTGGCACACAGCAGGAGACAGGGATGAATAATAATAATACTTATGGCTACGCAGCAATCCGATCGGATGGTAGAGTTATTGATTGCCACTATGGTAAGCACAATTATCCCCATACACAAAACTGGTTGCACTCTATGCTTGGAACTAAAGAAGTTAAAATTGTATTCTCCAGTACCGAAGGCTGTGGTATTGGGGTTGCGGACGATGCGAACCTTCCAATAAATAAAGAGTTTCCTCCACATCGTGGAACTATTATTCTTATGGGAAATCCAAAGATGGTTAAGCAGATGCAGCAGAATGTAGGAGGTGATGCCGCTTATTACGATATGTTAGATCGTCTTGCTGCAAGTGGTATTCCTGTTTCTTATTAAATGCAACTTTAATAGGAGAAAAGGTTGGAGGGCATCTAATTATAAGTATGATAGAAGAATTAGAAGAGATATGGGATAGGCTGACACCAGCAGAACGCAAACTTGTAGAAAGCCTTATAAGCAATCCTACCTATCCAGATATATTAGGTGATTCTTTTCCCTGCCAAACACGCTTTATAAAACATAAAAGTAAGATGAAAGCCCTGCTTGGGACACGCCGTATGGCAAAGTCCTATACTGCGGGGCTTTATCTTTTAAAAACTGCTATTGAACGCAAAGGCACAAGCTCCGTTTATATTGGTTTAACCCGTGATCAAGCAAAGCGTATTATGTGGCAGGATGTATTTAAAAGTATTCTACAGAAATACGGTATTGCTGCCAAGTATAATGAAACTGAATTAACAATTACCCTTGACAACGGCAGTATTATTTATATCCTTGGTGTGGATGACAGCGAAGCAGAGAAAGATAAATTACTTGGTAAGAAGTATGCCCTTTGCATCATAGACGAAGCAGCATCCTATACAATTGACCTACACAGCCTTATCTATAAAGTATTAAAACCTGCTTGCTCCGACTTGGGTGGCACTATATGCCTTATAGGAACTCCAGATGATCGCAAGGGTGGAATCTTTTATGAATTAACCCGTGATGTTCCTGTAAGCCCTCCACAAAAGATTGATCGTATGGGTTGGACTGTATTTACTTGGACTACAAACGATAATCCATTTATGCGTAAGGGTTGGGAGGAAACAATAGCGGAGCTAAAGGCTGCTGATCCCTTTGTTGAAGAACAAAGCTGGTTCCAACAGCATTACCTTGGCAAATGGACTGTTGATGACAGCAGTAAAATATATCGTTATAACAGCGAGCGTAATGCTTGGGATGGCATCCTTCCAGATTATGGTTGGAAGCGTTGGAATTATGTTCTTGGCATAGATTTAGGTTTTGCTGATGCAACTGCGTTTGCCCTGCTTGCCTATCACGAAAATGATCCCCACACATACATAGTTAAAAGCGATAAATGGCGTGGCTTAACAATCACTGACACAGCAAATAAGATTCGTGAATGGATGAACGATTATCCAATAGATCAGTTTGTGGTTGATGGTGCAAATCGTCAAGCTGTAGAAGAAATTGTTCGGCATCATGGATTGCCACTACAAGCAGCAGATAAACGGGATAAGGTTTCGTTTATACGCATAATGAATAGCTCCTTTGTTTCTGGTAAGCTGCGTGTTTATCCTCCAGCTAATCTGCATTTAATTGAGGAGTGGGATAAAACAATATGGAATAAAAAAGCTCTTGAGAAGGGCATCTACAAGGAAGATGGTTCCTACCATCCTGATGCCGCTGACGCAGCCCTATATGCCTATCGCTTTTGTTATTCATATGCTTCCGTACCACTTGAGGATTGGCAGCGTATAGGGAGTGATCTGGAGCGGGAACGGGCAGAACTTAATGCTCGCTTTCGTAAGGTAGAAGAAAATGAAAATATCCTACTGGAAGGCAACGATTACTTATTTTCTTAACTTTTGAGTTTTGTGGAACTAATTAATAAAATGAAAATAAAAGAAATACTTCAGCTTGATATAGAACTACTTGTAAGTTTGATGCGTAGCAGTGGCATTAAAAGTTTGTCATGCGGTGAAAGCTCAATTGTTTTAGATTCTCCTGCCCCAATTGCTGGCACAGTGGAACCAAGCAACTTTGAAGATGAAGCTCCAAAAGAGAAATTGGCTTGTGGTCATTTCTTTTATGAAAGCAACGAGCTTGGTGAGTGTTTCCACGGCTGCGATTCTACCAAAAAAGAGGAATAGCGTATGGATTATAAGAGTTTTAAAGACAACAGCGATAAAGCTGTTAATGCAAATAAAAAAATTGTTCGCAATACAAAGGACACAAGCAACTATTCCCCACAAAGCATTTGGTGGATGGGCGGCAGCGATTATGATGTATTAGATGGCGTTAAGCAAATGGTTGCCCTATTGGAGCCTGATGTTCAAAGCCGTATTGCACGATATAGAATAGAATCCAGATTATACGGTATTACAGATTACTTTGCAAACTTATTCCGTAGCCAAACAACCTCTTGGAATCAACCACAGGTACTTCCAGATCGTTTAACGATGAATATCGTTCAAAGCAACTGCGATACTCTACTATCAAAGATCAGTAAAATAAAACCCCGTGCCAGATTCCTAACAAATGCTGGTGGGTTTAAAGCTGTTAAGGCTGCAAAGAAGCTTGGCTATTTTAGTGATGGCATCTTTCAGGAAAACGATATTTACAGCATTAGCCGTTCAGTTATTCGTGATACGCTTGTATTTGGTGATGGCTTTATCCATACCTATAGCGAAAATGACCGTGTAAAACTTGAGCGTGTTATTCCATATGAAATCCTATTGGATGAATTGGAATGCGTTGGTGGTGGCACTCCAACGCATATGTATCGCCTAAAGCTTGTTTCCCGTGATGCCCTCATGGATATGTACCCTGACAAGCGTGACAAGATTGCAGAAAGCATGCAATTGTTTTCTATCAATCTACACCAAACAAGTCCAGCAACAGATCAAATAGAAATATTAGAAGCTTGGCATCTTGGCACTGGTGAGGATATGAAAGAAGGCAAGCATTTACTTGCTGTTCCAGATTGCATCCTGCATTATGGTGATTGGAAGGAAAAACGCTTCCCATTCTCAAGAGTTTCTTGGACTCAACCATTTAGCGGCTATTGGAGCCAAAGCCTTGCAGAACAATTAAAAAGCACACAGCTTGAGCTAAATAAGCTACTTGCTGTTATGCAACGCTCATACCATCTTGCTGGCTCCTATAAGATTCTCGTACAAAATGGTTCGCAGATTCCAGTTGAGAGCTTTAATAACCAAATTGGTACTATTATAAAATATACAGGCGCTCAACCAACCTATATTACTCCACCAATCTTACCACCAGAGTTTTATCGTCAGGTAGATACGCTTATCCAACGCTCATATCAAATCAGCGGTGTTTCACAATTAAGCGCATTCTCACAAAAACCTGCTGGCTTAAACAGCGGTAAAGCCCTTATTGAATATAACAATATTGAAAGCGAACGCTTCCAAGAATTCAGCCAAGATGTAGAACAATTCTTTGTTGATGTGGCTAAATGCTGCATGAGTGTTGCCCGTCAAATTGCTGAAAACAACGCTGGTCATTATCCAGTAAAAAATCCAAATCCTAAAACATTAACTGCTCTTGACCTAAAAGAAATTCGTCTAAAAGAACAAGATTATACAATCAGTGTTTTTCCTGCATCATCACTACCAACTGAACCAGCAGGGCGTTTGGAAGCAATTGATGATCTTGTAAAGCGTGGGCTAATAGATCCAGTAGAACAGCGTGAATTGCTAAACTTCCCTGATATTGAAGCAAACAATACCCTATCTACAGCACAAGATGAATATCTAAAAGAAATCTTTGAAAAGATGCTGGAGGATACAGAATATACCCCTCCAGATCCACAGAACTTGGCGCACAAGTAGCCCCAAGTGAATTAGGTCAATTAGCCCTACCAGCAGCAAGCGGTCCATTACCTATGGCTGAAGCGGCGGTTGCGGCGGGAACCCCGTCATTACAATAGGAGACAGTTATGAAGAAAGCAAGAAATAAAAAACTAACGGAAGAACAAGTAGCAAAGATACGAAGTGATACAAGACGCCCATACAAAATTATTGCCTATGATTATAATGTAGGTATTACCTGTGTTTGGGATATAATAAATGGTAAAAGTTGGACTTGGATAAAAGAAAAAGGAGAATAAATAATGCAAGAGACAACGGAACAGCCAACAGCAGAGGCGACAGAAAAACCAGCAGAAAGCGTAGAAAGCAAACCAGCAGAGGCAGTGATAGAAAAACCAAATAGCAGCAAGCTATTAGATTTTGCTAAAAAGGAAGCAGAGTTCGCTCGCAAAGAAGTTGCTCGTAAGCAAGAATTGGAAAAATGGCAAGGTGATTATAAAAAGCTGGAGGAAGAAGTATCCTACTTTAAATCAGCAAAACAATCATATAAAGCCAATCCAGAAGCCTTATTAGAGAAACTTGGAATTACATATGAGGAATTAACCGATGCTGTTATTGATTATTATGAAACTAAAGACAAGCAACCAAAAAGTTTAGATCCAGATACTATCCGCAAAGAGATAGAAGAACAATTTACTCGTAAAGAACAAGAGCGTGTTGAACGGGAGAGGGCGGCTGCTGTTGAGAACTTTACAAAAGAAATACATGAATTTGTTGATGGCAATAAAGATAAGTACCCACACCTAACACAACTATATAAACCATTTGGTGAAGCTGAAAGTCCAGAAGAATTTATCTTTGGCATTATTGAAGAATATTATAATGAAACTGGAGAGATGATTCCTCTTGAAGAAGCTGCCAAGAATGCTGAAGAATATTTCCGTGAAGAATGGAATAAACTAAACGGCGTATTTAGTGGTAAAGGTGTAGAAGTTGCCCCAACAGAAACTAAAACCGAAAAAGAAGTTGTTGCCACAAAAAGCGAAGTAGTAGAAAATAAACCATATGAAAATATGTCAGTATCTCGCTTCCAAATTAAAGATGCAAATACGCCAAATACCATTACAAATAACCTTGCTAAACCAAAATCTCGTGTAGGTTATAACCCACAAAAAATTGAGCGTAAGGATGCCATAGCAAGAGCCGTAGAAGCTATGGAACAAAGTGCAAGACGAGCAAAATAAAAAAAGTTGGATTTTCCAGAAATGATGCACTAATTAACTCAAGAGCAAAAGCGTAAGTGCCAAAAGCAGAGGCATACAGAAAGTAGTGACCACAGTAATAACCGTAATATCTAACCAATCAAATATAATTTGTCATTAGACAATAAGAGGATAAAAATATGAGTTCAGTAAATTTTGATCAAGTCGCTGCTGATGCGATGTTAAAACAACTTTATGATCTACCTGCTATGCAAGATCTTTCCTATTCAGATCGCCCATTCTTCGCCCTTGTAAATAAGAAAGGTGGTGAAGGCGGCAACGGAACCAAGATCCCATTAGCAATTGCCACATCACAGGGTTTTGCCCCAACTCTCGCTCAAGCTCAAGCTGTATTAGCGGCACAAGATCTTGAAGCGTTCGTTGTCACCCCTGTTGTTCTTCTATCAGTTGCCCGCATCAGCGGTCTAACTCTTGAAGCTTCTATGACCAGCAAACAAGCGTTCGCCAAGGGCGCTAAAATGGTTATTGATGCGGCTGTTAAACGCCTTGCTAATGCCGTTTCATCTGGTCTATTCCGTGATGGTTCAGGCACATTAGCCACAGTTGGTACTTCACCAAACCTTTCAACTGGTATTGTTGTTCTAACCAACCCACAAGAATCAGTACAATTTGAAGTTAATCAAGCCCTACAACGCACCCGTTCAGGCACACTTGGTTCAGCTACATATTATGTAATTGCTGTTGATCGTAATACTGGCACAATTACTCTATCACTATCTCTCGGCGGTGCTGCTGCCGACTTAACGGCTGGTGGCGCTTCAGCCACTATCGTTGCTGCTGATAAACTACTAACTGCTGGTACTCTAAACCTACAAGTTCGTGGTCTTCCAGCTTGGATTACCGATAGTTCATCTGCTCTTTCAACCCCATTCTATGGTGTTTCAAGAGCTAAAGACCAAGTTCGTTTAGCTGGTATTGTCTTTGATGGTACTTCTCTATCAGTCAAAGATGCAATCGTATCAGCGATCTCAAGAGTTGCCCGTGAAGGTGGTCGTCCTGATTACTGCTTCATGGATTTTGAGAGCTATACACAATTAGCTCAAGATCTACAAGCGAATGTTATTTACACCAGCCTTGAAGGTCCAGGAAAGGTGTCATTTAGCGGATTCCGCTTCCAAGGTCCAAAAGGCGAAGTCATCGTTGTTCCAGATCGTGATGTTGAACCAAAAACTGCTTGGTTGCTACAAATGGATACTTGGACTCTCCTACATGCAAATGAAGGCGAACCAGTATTCCTTGATGACAACGGCGTAGGTCAAGTATTCCGTACTGTAGAATCATACGACGGACGAGAAGTTCGTGCCAAATTCTACGGCAATCTCGCCTGTAATGCTGCGGGCTTTAACTGCAAAGTTGAGCTTTCTGCCTAAAGTTCCTTTCTTTAGTTGATTGAGGGGGAGCCAGCCACCTAAAACTGGTTGGTTCCCCTTCTTCTTTCTAAAGAGATCTTAACAGGAACATCACACAAACACAAGAGGGATAAAATATGCCAAGTGTAAATAATGCAAGAAAGGGTGTCAATAGCGGAACAACCGTACAAAAGACACTAAAATTAGAAGCTACAACCTACTTTGCCCGTGTAGATATTGGTAATGACGGTTCGGGTTCATTAGTTGAAAGCGGCGGTCAAAGCAAGGGCGTTGTTGCCTTTAACGATGCTGCCACTCTACAAGAAAGCGGTTCATACATTTTCCTATACCCATCACAAGAAGCTTGGTTAGGTTCTCCAAGCATCACTTGGGTTTCGGGTGGCGTAATGGCAACTCCAGCAGATGGTGAATATTATGCTGGACGAGTTGTTGCATATGAACCTGAATTAGATGTTTCCGCATTTAATATCACAGGCTTATCAAAAGCCGCTATAGTTGGTATTAAAATGTATCACATCAGCGGTTCAAATGTATCAGAGATTGCAAACCCACCAAGCGGTTCTTCACTATATCTAACAGTTGTAGGCACCACTTCACCTGTGTTCTAAAGGTTAAACCGATGGGGCTGGTAGGGAAAACTTACCAGCCCCTTTTTGCTATGAGGAATATACTTTGAGCGTCACCGCCCAAATATCTTCCAGCTTGGCAAGTGTCGCTGGTGAATATATTCAATTAGGCAATAGCGCAATTCCTGTAAATATAATTGTCTATAACAGCAGTTCCCAAGCTGTAAGTATTAAAACATTATATCTAACCAACGAGGATGATGTTGTCTCGTTGGGCGATCCAGTATTACGCAAAAGAAGCATAAATTTAGGCGTTGGCAACAATATAGTTCCACCAGCCACAACAATAGAAGCAAGTGGCACGATTCCATTACCAAGCGGCAGCGGTGACAATACACAGTGGATTATTGCTCCATTTGCAAGCAGCAGCCTTTACTATTTAGGTGCGCCTCCACTCCAACTTGGTCCATATTACGAAAACCTTGGCTATTGGGGACTTGATTATAATAGCAATCCCGCTTACCCACTTGGCATTTATACAAGCAATAATAATGCTTCGCTACAAATACCACCAAGCCTTCCACCAGTTGTAAGCGGTTCGCCTCCAACACAGCAAGGTTATGCATTAAACTTTACAAGTTCCATATATGATTACGATCCAAATGTAAGCCAAGGTGCGTTATTAGGACAATTATCAAATTTTTCACTTGATCCACCAATATCATCGCTTGCAAATAACTTTACATACGAATGGTGGAGTTATTTACGCTCTTATGGTGTTCCTGCCACTGGTTATGTTCAGCCAACCAACGATGCAGGTTATGTTTGGAAAACATTTGGTTTTCCCTTTGTAGAAGGTGCAGGTGCGCTAATAGGTTATTTAGAAAGTGGCGAAATGTTCGTTATGATGGAAGAGGACTTTGTAGCGCCCTTTCCACATCCACCAGTTGTAGGTATTTCCAGTAGTGCAACAGTTCCCCTAAATGAATGGGTGCATCAAGCTGTTGTTCGCAACGGAGATACGGTCACATTTTATATTAATGGTACGGGGAGCGGCACAGGAACAAGAAGCGTAGCACTAAATCCACATTACTGCAACAATTATTATCTATTTGGTGACAATCTATCTGTACCTTATTTTACCGATTTAGGCAATAGCCCATACGAAGGCTTTATTAGCCATACTGCTGATGGGTATTTTATTCAGATGCGTATGAGCAACTTTGCTCGTTATACTGGCAACTTTACTCCACCAACAGCTTCATTTACCGCATCATATGGCAGCGGTGGTGGCAGCGTACCTGTCACAAGCAGCATTACAGTACAAGGTTCTGCATCGTATCCTGCTCTTTGGATTCCACAAACAGATGCAGTAAGATATTTAAATTCATCTATTTCATATAGAGTAAATATTGGTGGCAGAGTAATGATAGGCGATAATCCTACCATTATAGTTGCTGAACCAGCAACCTTTGTTGTTGGCATAACAGAACCAGAAATTTATACATTAGGAAGTCCAATTACCCTATGGAGTTTTGCTGATAATGCACGCCCAATAGAAAATGTTGGATTTGACTTCCAATTACAGCCAACGGTATATTTAAAAAATGGCGATTCCATACCTCTTCCACAGGCTTTTAATTACTATTCTTCCTCTAATCCAAATGTTGCTGCCGTAGTAGAATTTAGCGAAGGCATTAACTCTACAACAGGTTCAGCCTTTAGTAGCTCATCTGGCATACAGGTAAATACTTCATTTACTCAACTATCAGCAAGTGGAGGTTCTGTTATTATTAATGGAACTGGAAGTTGCATTATAGGCGTATGGGACAATCCAGCTAATTATGGAAGTGATCCCTATGCACAAGTAGAAATTACCGTTGTAGATGCTTTACCAGTATCTTTATCGGTTTATCCACAAATTGCAAATGTAGTTTCTGGTTCTGAATATCAATATTCAGCATATTTATTAAAGAGCAACGGCAGCAGAGTTGATGTAAGTTCCCAAGCATCTTGGACTTTAAATGTTGGAAGCGATATTGCAAACATAGATTCTACAGGTAAGTTAGGAATTACAGGTAGTTATGGCAATATACAAATCACTGCTGTATCGGGCGGTTTAACGAATAGTTCGCAAGCCGTAATAATAAACAGAACTTTGCAAGGCTTTTAGAAAAAATAAATCTAATTATAAGAGAGGAAAAATAATATGTCATTAAATATAAGTTTGTCCGCACCACAATTTGTAATAGCAAATCAGCCAGATAGATTTACGCTGACTATTGAAAATGATGACACCGCATCTGTATATATTGAAGGTATTAGCGTAATTGATAAATTAAATCTACTTGTTGTTGGTGATTTTTCTCCATCACTACCAGCAAAATTTCAAATTGTAAGCGGTGGAAGCCCTGTCACTTCAAGCGTTCCTGCGTGGGGAAGTGCAACTCAAAGCGATATTACATACTATGTTGGTAATGTCAGCGGTTCAAGCTTACAACTTATTACCACAAGTGGTTCATACGGTGGCGATAATACTAACAGTTTAATTCCAGTATCGTCAAGCGTAATCATCCCTGCTGGCGCAACTGGCTCATATGTTGGTTCATTTGTTGGTACAATCGTTCAAGATTTTTCTGAAGTGACTCCAATCAAGGGTAGATTACAAGCAAGAATTAATGTTTCTGGTAATGTCAATCAACAAATTGTAGATGCTGGCAACGATACTTTCCTTGTGCCAACAGATATTATTGGAGTTGATCTTGTAGTAAATTCACCTGCTGTAGTTTATAAAACACAGTGGGGCAGACCACAACAATATCTAAACTTTGATGCTATTGTATCAACTAATCTAATATTATCAAACGGTGTTATATGGCAAGTTCCTGCAACAGAGGATTCTTTAAATAATTATACAAGCAGCAATCCTGCTGTTATTTCTGTTGTTAATACTGGACCATTTAGTTCAACCACAGGTTCTGCATTTAGCAGTTCATCTGGTATAGAAGTAAATACTTCAGCTACACAATTATCGGGTGGCGCAGGAGCAATTAGCTTTACATTCCCAAGCAACTTTGATCCAACAATTACTTATACAACAATTAGCAACGAATTATCTCCATCAGTCACAGGTTCAATAACAATTGGTTTAGCTGAATTCCAAATATTAAATGCATTTATCAGCCCAAATCCAGTGTCTATCCAAAGTGGTTCTATTGTTGATTTAGATGCTTATGTTATTATTGATTCTCAACCAAACAATCCAGTAAAAGCTGAAGCGGGAACTATTGGCGAACCAACTTGGACTTCAAGCAATTCAGCATTTGTTCCAGTAGGTATTAGCGGTTCAATTACTGGTGCGGTAGATACTCAAGCGCAAGTGACGATTACAGCACAAATTGGCAATTTACCAATTGTTCCAGCAGCAACAGTTATTCTAAATAAGATTTCATAATTGAGAGGACAAATAATATGTATGGCAAAAAAATGATGGGCGGCGGTATGGCAAAGATGGCAGAGGGTGGTTTAACAGAACAAAAGATTAAACGCTCAAACCCATACACTGGCAACGAAAAAGAAGCTATGGATATGGAAAAAGAAGCTATGCCAGCTAAAATGGCAGATGGCGGTATGGGTGGCAAGAAACCAGCCGTAATGGCTATTATTGCCAAGATGGCAAAGAAACCCGTTGAGGCTTCAGGCAAAATGGGTGAAATGGCAAAAGAAGAAGAAGAAGGTATGAGTGAAGAAAGTGGTATGATGGAAGCTAAAATGGCTGCTGCCGAAGAAGTAATGGGAGCGTTAAAAAGCGGTGATAAAACCGCCTTCGCAGGAGCATTAGAAAATTTTATGAAAGCTTGTAGCTACGAAGATTAAACTTAAAGCGCCGTCTCCCGTTTTAGGTTTGGGGCTGGTTGGGCTAAATCCAGCCAGCCCTTTTTTACAGAGGAATCAATATGGCAACTACCCTTGGTGATATTATTACAGACATACGCAACCGTGCAGATCTAACCTATTCTGAATTTATTAGTAATGACGAACTAACAAGTTATATAAATTACTCATTAGGTGAATTACAAGGTCTTATCGTTAATGCGTTTGGTGGAGATTATTATTTTTACTTCACCACGGCTTCTGTAAATGCAGATCAAATATTTACAAACTCATTCTTACCAGACGATTGTTATAAAGTATTAGGTGTAGATTTAGTTCTTGGAGGTAATGCCACTCCACCACAAATAAGCAATAATCGTATAACTCTACAACCATTTAACTTTAACGAACGCAATCGTGCAAACAGCTTGAACCTACAAGGTTATGCTACACAATACAGCACAAACTATCGTTATAGCTTAAAAGAAAACTTAATTATGCTTCAGCCTCCAGCAGCAGGGCAGGTTGATTTGCTTGTATGGTATGTACCTACAGCACCACAATTTACAATCAGTAGCCCACTTGATTTATCACAACAATTCTTACCACAAAGCAATTTACAAAACTGGTTAGAATATGTAATTGTTGATGTTTGTATTAAGTGCAAGCAAAAGGAAGAAACCGATACAAGTATGTTTGTTCGTCAAAAGGCATTATTAACTGAACGCATTCGTAATGAAGCCAATAACAGAGATCAAGGTTCCCCCGCAAGTGTCAGCGATGTTTATGCACAAGGCGTTGTGACAGATGCTGGCTGGCAGTATGGTTGGTGGGGCTACGATTGGAATCAATAATAGATGACAATACGAAACAAAAAAATATCTAATGTTCGTCTTGATAAGAATAATGTTGATTCCCCTACAATCAATAGGGCGTTAGACAATATTATCAATACGGTTAATCCGTATATTGATGAGTCGGCTGCTGCCATAAATCAATTACAAGAGGATCTTGCAAATCTTTCTGCTGGAGGTGGCAACATAACAATAACTCCAGAAGGAGCAGCACAAGTAGCTGGCAATTCTTTTGTATTTAGTGGCAGCGGTGGCATATCTTATGGCAGTAATGGCAGCGACACACTAACAATATTTCAGCAACCAATAACCGTTGCAGCCCAAGGCACTGCTGGCACAGGACAAGGAAACTCTTTAACATTTAATGCCGCTGGTGGTCTTACAGCCACACGCAGCGGAACAACAATAACATATACTGGCGCTCCACAAAACATTACGCTAAATGCAGATACAGGCAGTATCACAGGCGATACATTTAATATAGTTGCTGAAGGTTGCTGTATCCATACAGAAACAAGCGGGAGCGGGACACTTATTATTAGTTCCTCTGCTCCTTGTGAATTTACAGCAACAGGTAGTAGCAATCTAACAATCCAGATCCCACAGCAAATTGTTATTGTCGGCAACAATCCAAACACAATAGCATTAAACCATTTCAATAGCAACCTAATTACCGACAGCGGTATGTGTGGAGCTTATGGTGGAATAAATTGGTATGTTTCTACAGGTATTACTTGGGATAATACAATTTACAAGTTTGCAAGCGGTTCTATGTCGCACGCTGGTAATGTTGGTGGAAATGTCGGCATCCAAATGCAAGTATTTGCCGCTACTGGCGCTTTAGGAACACCTTACTTTCAAAATGCTAATGGGCTTACTGGCGACTTTACATTTGAGTTTTGGGTAAATCCAGTTTATACAACAACTTATGGTTTCCAAGGTTTAGCGCAAATCTACAGCCCATCCTCTCCTAACCTATCGCTATGGATGTATTTAGGACAACTATATTTTGGTTTAGCGGGAGGGGCGGTTGCTACTGGTGTTTATCTAACTGCTGGTGTTTGGCAAGCTATTGCTATGTGCCGAAGTGGTTCTACAATACGCCTATTTGTTGATGGAAACCTTGTTTATACAACCCCTCTATTAAACTTGGGAACTGGAGCAGAAACTCTTGTTGTTGGTTGGACGACTGATATGTCCCCCTTCTATGGTGGCGCACAAGGTAATTATGACGAAATCCGTTTTAGTGATGTTGCCCTTTACACAGCGTCTTATACACCAGCAACGGCAGCATTTGGCGATTATGCTGGCGTGGCTACTCTTGTTGTAGATAATTGCGCTCGTCAGTTTTCACTAAATCAAAATGTTTCTATCAATAGCCTAACAGCAAGTTATATTACATCAAGTCAAATTATAACAAACCAATTAACTGCCAGCAGTGTAAATATTTCATCAGGTGTAATAACAGGTAGTTTTTCTGGTTCCCTATTAGGGACATCATCTTTTGCAATAACTTCCAGTTGGGCGCAAACAGCAAACGCAACTTATTTACAAGGCTATGAACTAACAGGTGGCGCTCCTGTTGATGGCGATCTAATGGTTTTTGAGGGAGCCACAAATAAATGGGTTCATAGAAACACTCGTTATTACGGAAACTTTTACGATACGACAACTCAAACAGCATCGGCTACACCAAATACCTCCCTACCTATGACGCTAAATAGCACGGTGGCTGCGGATGGATTTTCTATTGTAAGCGGCAGTAGAATAACTGCGGAACACGATGGAACTTATAATTTACAGTTTTCAGCCCAATTAGATAAAACAGACAGCGGCAACGATGATGTTGATATATGGTTTCGTAAAGATGGCGTAAATGTTCCTGACAGCAACACACGACTTACGCTGGTAGGCAATAATACTAAACTTGTTGCTGCTTGGAATTATTTAGATTATCTGGCAAGTGGTTCCTACATAGAAATAATGTGGTATTCAGATGACATAGATCTACGCATTTTATCACAGGCATCATCAAGCAATCCAGATAGACCAGCAATTCCAAGCATTATTGCAACGATTACGCAAGTTTAATACTAATTAAAGAAGAGGACAAGCATATGCCAAATAGTATGAATATAACCCCACCCGTAGTTTCCACAACTCCAGGACCACAGTGG